GTATGCAGCACGTTTAATGTTTGCTGGGTTTGCATAAGTCACTGTGTCGTTATGCGTATAACCAGAAACGGTTGTTGTGTATGTGCCTTTAACACCTACACTTAATTCACCTTTACCACCTGGAAAGGTTTTAGCGGCTGCGTCCATTGCTTTTAGCAGCGGCTTGTCTTGTAAAGATTGAGAATACACTGTGCCTTTGTCGATATAGTAATCGAGGGCGGCGTTAGCAATATTCTCAAGTTCGGCTGTTGAAAATGCCATTTTGACTTCCTAACGTTTTTAGGAGTTACCCATCGCCGCTGCAATCGCTTCTTGTAACGATTGGGGTTCTGGCGCTGGACTACCTCCAAGTTTACCACCAGACGCGGTTTTCATTGCGGGTCGATTTCCAAATTTAGAATTAAATTTTTCGTTTACTTGGTCATAAGCACTCTGCGCCAGCTGTATAGCCTCTTGCGGATTTTGTGCCGTCTGTCCTCGCTCTGCAATCATCGCTCTGACTCTCGCGTCAATTAGATCTTCTTTGAGGTCATAGTCGGGGTCATTAGCTCGGGCGTTTTCTTCCCAATTAGTTACAGTTTCAGCTAGATAATCAATATGGTCTTGCTGCGCCTGCATGTTTTGTCGTTGAACCATTTGCTCATTATTTTGCTTCTGCCTTGCGGCTTCTGCTCGAGCAATTGCTAACTCGCGTCCAGCATTTTCGTCTAAATAACCATCGTTAACTCGGGTCTGAATATCTTGCGGCATAACAATACCAGCCGCTTGTGATAATTGCTGCACATAGGGTTTCAATGCTTCTAGTGCTGCCATTGGATCAGACTTCATTTTAGCCATGATGTCTAAACCGACCGCTGCTTCCTCACCCGACAAATTGTTGTCTGCCAAGTAATTCTGCATTACATCAAACTTTTCTGCGCTTTCTCTTGCCTCATTCCTTTGTTGTACAAGTTCTTTAAATCTCGGATGCTTATGAAACGGTAAGTTAGAGTAATCTTCTTCCTGTTCCGCCAACTCAACGTCAGCTTCACCTTCCGTAGATACTGCCTCGACTTCTTCCCTTTCTACTTCCTCTGCCTCAGAGTGCGACTCTGGTTCTTCTTCGGGCTGCGCTGCGTCTTTTATAACACTTAGCAGATCCGCTTCAGTTTCGCTTTCAACGGGTGACGACTCCGCATTTTCGTCCTCGATTATATCTTCAGCCTCGGTGGACGTTTCCGATGCTGTGGTTTCATCAACCATATTAGCGTCCTTCCTTCTATCTATATTTTACCGCTGTTGATCGCAACAATCAACAAACTGCAAAAAATTACTGGTTGTTTGCTCCCATAGGTGCTGGGCCTCCCCCTCCTGATGGTAGCTGCCTTGGCGCATTATCCGCACCGCCTCCTGGCGCACCAGCTAACGCTGGATCACCAGTTCCTTGTCCTTGCCCTTGGTTCATACTGACAATTGAAGGAATTTTGTCTGCAAACGCCGAGTCAAGTTCAAGCTTGTCATCAAGACGTTTTAGCAATTCTTTAGCTAACCATTTTGGGTCCATTCCAGGTATTTGCAATAAAAACGGCATTATGCGCTCTATATTTGCAAGTTCCGCTGCACGATTAGGTTTACCCGTAGATCCAGCCTCGATCTCTAGGAATACTTCTTCCATTATTTGGTCTCGGGTCATTTCTGGCCATACTGCGCCTGGCCCTACTATTTTAACTACTTCTTCTTTAGCTAAGTTTGCCAGCAATACTTGACCAGCCGCCCTAGTTATCTCAGACATAAAACTATCAAGTTCATCGACGTTTGCACCAAGGCTCGACATTCGTGCGCTTTCAGCAATCGATGTTTCTGTTGCTGTAGCTTTAGACAATCCGCCAAAACTGCTTTCTTGTGCGCCTACAACTAACTGAATATCGTCAAAAATTGTTCGCACTTCGTACAAATTAGGATCTATTCCAATCTGTCCTACTGGCTGAATAACGTCATTTACCTTCTGGCCAGCCGCCAAAGCTTGCAACTCTATTACCGCATTTGCTGGATGCGTTGCTAACTTTTCCTTATCGTTATCTTCTAATACACCAGCTGGGGCTGCATACTTAGGTCTATTTGCCCTCCGATGCTCCCGTAATCCCTGCCTTGCTCGGTTGTACTCATGCTGCATTGGCAACAACAAGCCAATATCGCTAGGTGGGTATAGGTGATCTTTGTGTTCAACTTCATTAAACACAAGAGCAAAAATCGGCCAAAAAGTTTCTACGTTTACTGGTGGCGCTGTAGGCTCACGCAAAAAGTCTGGGTGTCCATCTGCAACCACATACTGCACACCTGTTTTACGGTCATAGATTTCATATACTTGCGCTAATCCTTTTGGCGCACCTTCGCCTGATATATCATCGTAGGACGTAGACAACTTGTTTGCATCATCATGCCCAATCAATCGACCTTTCATATCATAGGTTTTAAACGCATTTTTCATATCAACGTCGTATATTTCTTTTATTTCATCAGGCGTTAAATAAAGCTCATGCGCTACCCATTCGCACCCAACAAAACCTCGCAATTGTCGGCATCTAGGATCTATAATAATTGAATTTGCTTCTGGAAAATCAAACACAAGACCTTCGCGGATTGTGACCATAGGTTCTTCAAGTAATGCTTGTAGAGATAACATAAGTTCTTCAATTTGCGGATCGTCTTTTTGTATTTCACCTTCTGCCGCTTGTTCCGCTACCCGACGCATAAAATCTATCTGCGCTTGAACATCTGCAATCTTAGCAGCAACTTCTGGCGCTCGATCTACGTCACGTTGAAAACCAACTTTTACAAATCCAACGCCAGTAGTTATGACACGACGCACTAATCCCTTCATTTGAGCCTTAAATGCTGGCTGTTGCTCCTTCATGTAATAATCGAAAAGATTTTCTAATGTTTTAGCAACATTATCGAGCATTTTGTTTTGCGTCTTGCCGGAGGTGTAATCATTGATAATATTTGCTGCCGCTGGCGGTACGGGCATATTCATTGCAGCCGCTTGCTCGGAAGCCATAAATGCTTGCGCTAATGTGTCGGCATCCCCATCCCAAAATTGGTAACTCATACGATTACGTCTTTTAGCTACTGCTTTTGGATTTTTAGCGTACAATTGTGCTGTTCTTTGTTGCACATGACGCTGTAAAATGTTGGCTACATAATTCTCGCTAGACCACTTTGTTTCCTCAAAACCATTCAATGCCGCGTCCATGTCACGCTTCATCGTTGTAAATGCTTTTTTATGAAACTCTTTAGCATGTTTAATACGCGCTAACCACTGATTGACTAATGCCTTTCGACGTTCTGTTGGTTCTGGTTTGTCAACGTCTGTCGTTGTAATCGTCATTTCTTCGTGCATTTACCAACCACCCGTTCTAATATTTTCAAACTGTTGCTTTCGACGTTGTGCGGCATCCCACTTAACCCAAGCAAGAGTGCCAACTTGCGGCCTTATATTTGTTTTAACTATACCACCACCAGGGGTAGTAAGTCGAGACAAGCCCATGCCTATCCATGCAAGGGTATCTACAAAGTCATCATTACGTCCATTCGGAAACTTTAATAATTCGTCTGTTGCCTTTTGTGTCCAGACTGACTGCTTCGGAAACAATACCTTATTCATTGCCATACGACCCAGTATTGACTGCGCCCGTTGTACTTTATTGGCTACTGGCGTTACTTCCTCGATACGACAATAAATACGTTCTTCTGCCATACGTTTACGCAAGAATGGCCCAATAGCTTTAGAAATATGGCCTTTTTCTGCCCACCATATTAATGGCTTCCACTTCTTTATAAGCGCAAGCATGGCATCAACCACCTTGTCAGTAGGTTGTTTTTCCCACCAGCTATCTAGCAAATATATATCGTCGTTCTGATCGACGCCGACTATTAATAAACAAGTCGCATCGTTTCTTGTTTTATCAACACCAACGGCATGATCGCTGGCTGCATAAATACGCAAATCTTTAGGTAATTCCTTGCGGTTATAATATTTTACATTTTCTCTGCGGAACAAATCTCCATCTTCGGGCGTAGGCCGACCCTGATACAATGCGCTAAAACCTCGAGAGTCCAAACGCCGCTGCGCTTCCATAAACTCCATATCAAATCGATCCGGCCACAACAGTTCGCCTACCTCTCGGCCTAATGGATCATCTTCTTCTGCTAATGCTGGTAAGTTTATAATCTTCCACTTTGCAGCTTCTTCTGGACTGTAATGCGGATTAGTGGGGTCAGTCAGTCTACCGATTAAATCATCTTCATGCCACCTAGTCTGCACGATAACAATCGATGCTGATGCCGTCATTAGACGGGTCATAAGCACTTGGGTAAACCACTGCCATAGTTGTTCGCGCAACGTCGGGCTGTT